AGCGGCACGACGGGGGACGGGGAGACCGCCGTGGAGAGAAAGAGGGGGGATCTCGGTGGTGGCGTCCCGATTGAAAAAAAACTCCCGCAGGGCATCACCGTGACGATTGCCGCAGGCACGACCGGCGCCACCAACCCGACGATGACAACGGCGCTCGCCAACCTCGGGAACACGACATTCGACTTCATCGTGTGGCCCTACACGGACACGACTTCGATGCTCGCCATTGAGGCGCTGCTGTCCGATCAGACCGGCCGGTGGAGCGCCATTCAGATGCTCTACGGCCACGCCTTCACCGCGTTCCGCGGAACGGTGGGGACGCGCGCCACGTTCGGCAATTCGCGCAATTCGCAGCACGTCTCCTGTCTCGGCTACTACGACTCCCCGACGCCGGTTTACCTGGCGGCCGCCGACTTCGCCGGTGGCCATGCGGTGCGGATCAGGGTTAACCCCGCTCAAGGTGTGGCGGAGCAATCCCTCGGGCTCCTGGCACCGCCCATGCAGTCGCAGGACAGTCCGAGCTCCCGCAACACGCTGCTCTATGACGGTATCTCGACCTTCTACGTGGACGCCGCCGGGCAGAGTCGCATCGACCGCTCCGTGACGATGTATCAGAAGAACGCCGCTGGCTCGTTGGATGACAGCTACCTCAACACGAACCTGCTCTTCCAAGCATCCTATGCGGCGCGCTACATGGCCGCGCGCCTGCAAAGCGAGTTCATTGAGCCGGGCCGCATCCTGGTCGTGGACGGCACGCCGATCCCCATGGGAGCTCCGGCCGTCACGCCGTCGATGATCTTTCAGGCGACGGTCAGCTACTACGCCTACCTGTCCAGCATCTTCATTGTGCAGAACCTTCAGACCTACGCGAAGAACGGCTACGCCACGCCGGGGAGCAAGGGGCAGGTGCTTCTGTTCCTGCCGTTCGACTTTAGCGATCAGGTCATCCAGATCGCGGCACTGATCCAATTCCGGCAGTCCACGTAAAGGGGGCCTAACCAATGAGCGGCACACTTGCTCCCTCGACGCCGACCAACCGGCGCGTCGCGGGCATTACATCCTTCGCGGTAAATGGCAGCGTGTTCGCTGTGACCGAATTCGCATGGGACCCGGGAGCGGTGCAGCGGGAGAGCTTGTCCTCGCTCTCCGGCGTGGACGGCTTCCGCGAGACGCCGATCCCGCCCTACATATCCGGCAAGTTCCGCGACGCGCAGAGCGTGAACGTCACCGGGTTTGTCGGCCTGACCAGTGCCACGGTCGTCGTGCAGTTGGCCAACGGCAAGCAAGTGGTCGGACACAATCTATGGTTCGTCGGCAGGCCAACGGTCAGCGGCGCGGATGCGACGTTTGACTTCCGCTTTGAGGGCACCGCGGGAACAGTGCAGGAGCTTAATGTCGCATGAGCGACACGTTGACCACCGTGGAGCCGGCGGCTCCCGACGCGCCGCCCTATGCGGCACCGCCGGAGCCGGTAACTTGGACTCTCCGCACGCCGATTGTGTTCGGCTCCGCCACCTATGAGACCGTCACGCTCCGCGCGCCAACCGCGGCGGAGGTCTTGAAGGCCTCGGCGCTCCCTGGCCAGAGCGCCTTGGACATCACGATCCGGCTCATCGCCGCGGTCAGTGAAATGGTGCCGTATGAGGCGCTTGTTCACGTGCCAGCCTGGCAGATTTCGCAGATGGCCGATTACCTGGACAGCTTCGCCGGAGCTCCGTTGCCGGACCCTTTGGAAGCCTGGCGACGGGCTCGTATCGCACGCTGATTCGAACCCCGTTCGCCTTGCTGCCTATGCCGGTCCTCCGCCTGGCAGTCGTCAATGACGGGCTGGCCTCCGCCGCCGCCATGGTCGGGCGGTTCTACGGGGAAGGCCTCTTGTGGGCGCTCGCACTGCCCTTGCCGGAGCTCATCGCCTGGCGGGGCCTGATCGCAGCGGTGCGGAGGGCAGAGAATGTCGGGTAGCACTGCACGCGCCGGCTTCGGCATTTCGATCACCGCGACGGACAGCGGCGCGACCGCGGTCATCGAGAAGGTCAACAAGGGCATCCAATCCCTCACGGCCAGCGGGGACAAAGCTGGCAAGGCACTGCTCAAGTTCGGAGAGGTATCCGGGATCAGCAGACTGACCGAGGGCATGTCATCCCTCGGCCGCTCCGCGACGGACACGTTCCGCGCCATCGACCAGACCGGGAGCTCCCTGGCTTCCCTCATCGCTCCGCTGACCATTGCCGGTGTCGCCGCCCTGACGCGCAATTGGGGAGCGTTCGGTCAGGGCATGGTCAACATGGCGCACCGGCTGCAATTGCCGGTGGAGGCCTTGAGCAAACTGCAGAACGCCGCGCGCCTGGCAGGTGTCCCGGCCGAGGCCATGACCAACGCACTGAGCACGTTGCAGGAGAAGCTATACGGCGCGGCGTGGAATACTGATCCGGCCGCGGTCCATATCCTCCGGGACGTGCTGCATATCGACCCGGGCACGCCTGGCCATGTGAAGAACGTCGCGGTCGCCTTGGATGAGGTGGCAGCGGCGCTGCAAAAGGTGGGCGATCCCCACACCAAGCAACTCATCCTGGACTCGCTCGGCATTGACCGCGCCATGCTGCCTTACCTGGAGAACTACAAGAGGTTCCAGAAGGACGCGGACGCCACCGGCGCGAACATCACGGCGGACCAGGCCAAGCACGCGTCCGCGCTGAAGCAATCATGGGACCGGCTCTCGCTAGACTTGGAGGGCATATACAACCGCATCCTTGATAGTTGGTCCGGCACCGTGACCCAGGCTGTCGCAGCTAGCTCGAAGTGGATCGAGTCCAACAAAGACACCGCGGACAGCATCGCGAAGATCAGCACCGCCATTGCCTCCCTGATCGCGATGAAGCCTGCCGCATGGATACTCCGGCTGCTCGGCCTCGGGAGCCTGGCGACGCCTGCGGTTGCCGTGCCGGCCGCGGCCGCCGTGGTGCTCGGCAGCACGTTCCTGAAGGACCAAGCGCTGAAGGAACAGATGGACCAGGCCGCCAAGACGCACGGCTTTGAGAAGCGCGGCGGCTCGCTGTGGAACCCGCTGAACAAGATGCCGACCTACTACAACGCGGAGACCAAGGAGACGCTGACGTTCCCCGAGATGCAGAAGCGCTTGGGCGCAGATCCGATCACCGGTCAGCTTCCGGACGCGGAATTGAAGCGGATCGCGGACACGTTGGAGCGCATGGAGGGTGAAGGCGGCATGGGCGGCGGCCGCCGCGGCGGAGCCGGAGCCGCAGGCGGTGGCGTCGGCACTGCGCCGCTCACGGTCCCCTCGGCGCCGTCCGCCGCCGCCGGGAACATGCGGACCATCCATGACTTCTTTAAGGGGAAGGGCCTATCGGAGAAGGCGATTGCCGGCATCCTCGTGAATGCCAGCGCGGAAAGCGGCTTTGATCCGACCAAGTCGGGTGACGATGGCACGTCCTATGGGGTGTTTCAGCATCACGGGACGCGGCTCGATGCTATGCGACGGTGGGCAGGCACGCAGACACCGTCACTGCAACAGCAGCTTGAATACTCATGGATGGAGCTTCAGACCTCTAAGGCGAGCACGTGGGCGGCGATGCAGTCCGCCACTGAGCCCGGACAGGCCGGCGCGATCTGGTCATCCGGCTTTGAGATACCGGCGGGCGGCCCTGGCGAGGCCTTCCGGCGCGGGCAAGCGGCGCCGGCATTTGAGGCGCCGTTCGCGGCGCCGCCTCGTGCCGCTCCCGCCCTGCCGGCTCCGCCAGGAGCTCCGGCAGGTGGACAGCAACACTCGCAGGTGCAGCCGGCGCCGGAGGTCAATGGTCATGTTCGGGTGGACGTGGCGTTGAGCGGAGCTCCGCCAGGCACGCGGGCTTCGGTGCAAACGTCCGGCCACGCGCGCGCCGCACCGCCGCGCATTGAAACCGCGCTGCCCTACGCCGCATGAGCTTTACATCCGTCACGGGCTTTGCCGGGGGCTCCGTTCTCTCCGGCTTCGCGGGCGCACTGCAAAAGTGCTACTGGCGCGGCGTGCCGTTCTCGGTCACCGGGGAAATCACGCACAAAGGCCGCAAGGTCGCGATGCATGACTATCCCTTCCGTGACGGCGGATGGGCGGAGGACATGGGGCGCGCACCGCGCGCGTTTGAGTTCACCGGCTACCTGACGGGCGACATCGGCCCGATCATGCAATTGCTGCTCGATACCGCCTCCGAGGCTCCCGGGCCCGGACTGCTGATCCATCCGACCATCGGCGCGCAGCGGGTCATGCTGCTATCGTGCGCCACCGCGATCCGCAAAGAGGCCATGCGGGTCATTGAGTGCCGGTTTCAGTTCATCGAGGCCGGCGCGCCCAACCTGATCCTCTCGCTCATCGCCACGGCGGTCTCCGTCGTCCTGGCCGCCTCATCGACGCTCACCTCGTTGGGTAGCTCCATCGGCCACGGCGCGGGCCCGGCCGCCACGCACGGCGCCGCGGTCATCGCGGAGGGGCAGGCGGTGGTCGGTTCCTTCGGGGCCACCTGCATCGAAAACGCCGCCGATCCCGCCGGGCTCATCGGCATGGCGACCGGCATCACCATGACGGACCCTAACAACGTCTCGCTCGGGCGGTTCATCGTGGGAAATGTCTCCAATCCGGTCCCCTGCCTTGTCGACGGCAACGGCACCCCGGACCTGCCGGCCACCGTGGCGGAGCTCACCGGGACCATTGCAGCCGGACGCACCACGCTGACAGGGGCCGTCACCGCCGCCAGCGCAGCCGCTACGGCGTTCACCGCGGATACCGGCCTGGCCATGGCCAATTCCCTCGCCGCCGTCACGGAGGCCCTGAGGGCTGTTCTCACGGACCCTGCCGACCAGGTCCGCATCTTCGTTGACCTGTCCCGCTGGACCTTCACGGACAAGGTGGGCGCCGATGAGCCGGGGCTTGCCGGGCAGATGGCGGTCATGCGCGATTCCATGGCGGCGCTGTGCCGCCGGGTGGCGCTGACCAGCCTGGCGCAAGCCTCCGCTGCCTACCGGCCCATCTCCTACCAGGACGCCTTGACGGTGCGGGAGGCGGTGGCCGACGCCATCGCGGTTGAAATGCTGGCGGCCGGAGACGCTGGCGACGATGAAAGCTACACCGCGCTCCGGGCGCTCCGCCTGGCGGTCGTAGACGATCTGACGACGCGCGGGGCCACACTGCCGCAGATGGTCACGGCAATCCTGCCGGCGCCGCTGCCCTCACTGGCCATAGCGCAACGCCTCTACCGGGACGCCTCCCGGTCCGATGAGGTCACGGACTCGGCGGACGTGCCGCATCCGGCCTTCCTGCCGAACGTGCTGCAAGTTCTCGCGCGATGAGCGGCCTGCTCAACAGCCTGTTCTCCGGTGCGCCAGGTGTGGGCACCGGGACGGACCAGGACGAGGTCTCGATCCAGATCAAGGACCGCCACATCACCGGATGGGAGTCGGTCTCTATCTCCCGCTCCGTGGAGCAAATGCCGAACGCCTTTCAACTGACCGCCGCGGATCAGTGGCCGGACGATCCCAAGAAGGTCATCTTCTTCCCTGGCCAGGCCGGCGAGCCGACGATCCTCCGGATTGGCAAAGACGTGGTGCTCACCGGCTACACGGACCGCTATGCGGTGCAGGTGTCACCGCGCCAGCATGACGTGATTATCTCCGGCCGCGGCAAGTGTCAGGACCTCGTGGACTGCTCCGCGGACGTGATCCGGTCAAAGGACCTGCAAGGTGCGTCGCTCTCCGCGGCCAACTTGCTCGACATGGCCAAGCGCCTCTGCAAGCCATTCGACCTGCAAGCGCGCAGTGCAGTGGCGGACCTTGGGAAACCGATCCCGCAGTTCACCGTCGCCATTGGCGAAACCAGCTATGAGATATTGGAGCGCCTGGCGCGTTACTCCGGTTTCCTAGTCTACGAGGACGAGAAGGGTGATCTGGTGCTCGACCGCGTGGGCACGGAGAAGATGGCCAGCGGCTTCACGATGCCGGGCAACATCGAATCGGCCGGCTCTTCCTTGTCCATTGACCAGCGATTCAGCGACTACGTGGCGGTCTGGCAGAGCGTGAACGCCTACGTGGAAATCAACCCGTTGGGCAATCAGCGCGCTGCCGTGCATGACGACCATATGCCGCGCTACCGGCCGCGGATCATGGTGTCGGAACAGACGGACAACGACACGACGCTCGCACAGCGACGGGTTGAATGGGAGATGGCGCGGCGCATGGGGCGCAGTCAGGCCGTCAACCTGACCTGCGATTCCTGGCGCGATACATCCGGCAAGCTCTGGCAGCCGAACAAGAAGGCCAAGATCAACGCGGCGGCGCTGAAGCTGAAGGACGAAGAATGGATCATTGGCAGCGTCACCTTCCGGAAGGATCAGAGCGGCACGCATGCGGATTTGGTCCTCATGCCGCCCGACGCGTTCTCCGTGGAGCCGGCGCCGCTGTATCTGTGGAATCGGCAGTTGGAACAGCCGCCGCCGTCTCCCTCCCCGTCACCGCCGACCACGCAGACGCCGGCAACGCAGCAGTCCAGCCCGCAGCAGAACAGCGAGCTCCCGCCCGGGTTCAGATGAATGGACCTTGAGCAACGTGTCGCTCAACTTGAGGCGCTGGTCGCACGCCTGACCCGCCAGGTGGGGCCGCATCTCAGTTTCGCGCGCTCCACCATGGCGCCGGTCGACTCCGGTCCGGTGCAGACGCAGCAAGGTCAGTTCGACGCGTTGAGCGTCCGTGACGCCATGCCGGTGCTACAGCATTACGGCTTCGCCTCCCTCATGCCGAAGGACGGTGACAAGGTCGTGGCGCACCTTGGCGGCCATCGCTCTATGGCGGTGGTCATCGCGACCGGGCATCAAGCCTACCGCTACCGGCACCAAACGACGGGCGAGGTCACGCTCTACGATATGTGGGGCAGGAGCATCCGCCTCACTGCCAACGGCATCGTGGTCAACCCGGGGGAGCTCCCTGCGGTGGTCAACGGCGATCTGCACGTCACTGGCAACATCATCGGCGGCTTCGGTGGCGGTGACGCGGTTGGCTTGCAGACGCACCGCCACACGCAGCCGGCGGACTCGCGCGGTGACACTGAACAGCACACCGCCCCGCCGATACCGGGGACCTGACCCATGGCCGACACTCCCGGGGATGTTCGCCTGTCGTGGCAGCCGCCTAACGCGCGTGCGGACCTGACCATGCTCGGGCCGGTCCTGGAAACCGGGCATGACCTGGAAACTGCAATCCTCATCTCGCTCTTTTCCGACCAGACCGCGGACCCGGACGACGTGCTTCCGCCGGACCTGTCGCGCGATCCGCGGGGCTGGTGGGCGGACACTTACGAGGGCGACCGCATAGGCTCAAAGCTCTGGCAGGTGTTGGGCCGCGTGCGAAACCCCGACACCCTGAACTTTGCCGGGGACACCGCCCGCAAGTCGCTCGACTGGCTCATGGTCGACGGCGTGGCGAGCGCGGTGGCTGTCATCCCGAGTTACTACGGCTCCGGCGGCCTGCGGCTCGACGTGGCGGTTACGTCACCGACCGGGACGGTCAACCGCTTTGCCTTCGTGTGGTCGCAGGAAAGATGAGGGGAGGCCGCCATACCTTTCGCTCGGCCAACCCTCTCCGCGCTTCGTCAACAGGCGATGCAGGACATCACCGCGTCGGACCTGCCGCGCGCCGATGGCTTCCTGCGTCGATCCGTGCTGCGCGTGCTCGCGTGGGTTCAAGCGGGGATGGCGCACCTGCACTACGGCTTCCTCGATTGGATTTCACAGGAGAGCATCCCTGTCACGTGCGACGGTGAATTCCTGGAAGCATGGGCCGGGCTCAAGGGCGTTGTTCGGCTCGGCCCGACACCGGCGAGCGGGACATGGGCGGGCACCGGGACGCCGGGCACCGTGCTGCCAAGCGGCACGCCGGCGCTGCGCTCTGACGGCTTCACCTATTCCACGACCGCCGACGCCACCGTTGCCTCCGACAACACGATCAACGCGCCGATCCTGGCGGATGTCAGCGGTAGCGCGGGCAATGCGGATGTCGGCACCCCGTTGACCCTAGGGCTGACGGTTGCCGGCATCACGTCGAATGGTGCGGTCGGCGTGCAGTTGGAGGGCGGCGCTGACACGGAGACGGACGAAAGCCTCCGCAGCCGCATGTTGCAGGTCTACCGGGCACCGCCGCAGGGCGGGGATCAGACGGACTACGTGGAATGGGCGCTAACTGTGCCAGGCGTCACGCGCGCGTGGTGCAACCCGATGGGCGGCGGCGCCGGGACCGTTGTCGTCTACACGCTCTTTGAGGTCACGGAAGCGGACCATGGTGGCTTTCCGCAGGGCACGAACGGCGTCGCCTCCGATGAGACGCGGGACATCGTAGCTACCGGCGATCAATTGGCGGTGGCGAACGGCATCTTCCCGAAGCAACCCGTCACTGCGCTGGTCTACAGCTACGCTCCGGTGCCGCAGGCCTTCAACCTGACCGTTGCCGGCTTGGACCCTGGCGGCGTGGCCATGCAGGACGATGTCACCGCCGCGGTGGTCTCTATGCTGTCGTTGATGGCCTCTCCCTTGGCGGATACGCCGATAGATCAGAGCGACGTGGACGCGGCCATATCCGCGGTGCCGGGTGTGGTCAGCTTCCGCGTCACCGCGCCGACCTTTCCGCAGGTGCCGGCGGTGGGCTCTATCTTCGTGCTCGGCACGATCACGTGGACCTAAGCGGTGCCAGCGCCGATCTATAGTGCCATCGACTACGCGCGGGCGATGTCCAACCTCTTGCCGCGCGGCTACGCCTGGCCACGTGAGCCAGACACCGCCCTCATGGCCCTCATGCGCGCGCTCGCGCCGACCTATGAGCGAAACAACGCCGCCGCCGCGGCGCTGATCGTGGACATATTCCCGGCCACGACGAGCACCTTGCTTCCGGAATGGGAGGCGACGCTCGGCCTGCCGGACGCGTGCACGCCGCCCAACCCGTCCACCGAACAGCGGGTGCGCGCGGTCGTCGTGAAGTTCATCGGCGGAGGCGGACAGTCCGCGGCTTACTTTATCAGCGTCGCGGCGGCGCTCGGCATTGAGGTCACGGTTACGAACTTCGGCGTGGCACGCGCCGACTACAGCGTGGCCGGGGACCCGGACAACAGCGAGGCATGGGCGCACACGTGGGCGATCAATGCGCCGCTGACGACCGTGCAATATGCGCTTGCCGGGCTGGCCTCCGCCGGCGATCCGCTCGCGACATGGGGCAATGCGGAGCTTGAGTGCCGGCTCAACGCGATCAAGCCCGCGCAAGGCATCCTGCTTTTCTTCTACTCCTGAAGGGGCCGCTATGTATCGTATCGACAATTCAGCGGCGGTGCCGCACACCGGCGGCGTCCCCGCTCCTGCCGCGCCAGGTCCAAACCCTGACGGCTATTTCACCGGCGGCAATCCTGGCTCCGGCGTCGCTGCCACGCGCCTTGATGCGGATTGGTTCAACGCCGTTCAGGAAGAGCTCGCTGGCGTCATCGTGGCAGGTGGGCTCGCGCTGGATAAGACGGACCGTTCCCAAGTGCTGAAGGCGGGCCGGAAACTGTGGGGGACGCCTGGCAATCTTGTGAACACTCTAGGTCACATGTGGCTAGCCGGCGGACTGCTCGTGAACTGGGGCATCACGGTGGTAACTGCTAGTGCGACGGTGAGTGTCAACTATGACCTGGCGTTTCCTAATTCAGTTCTGGTCGGGGCGAGTCTGATAGGCGGAACGACCAACGGGCAGCAATGGCCAGCGGTCATTAATCTGCGCGGTGCCGGGGCGAGTGCGTCAAATCTGCAAGTTATCAATCCAAATACCGCGCTTACTATCGAGGCTGACTGGATAGTGCTCGGGTTCTAATGATGTCCGCGAGCTACGATCCGCGCGTGTTCATATGTCCGGATGAGGCAGCGGCGCGCGGCATCATCCTCACGCCGGAGCAAGGGCTCACTCCTGATGAGCGCTGGCAGGAAGAGACCGCCTGGCTCATGGAGCATATCGCTTTCGCGGCCGGGCTGGTGATCGACTACGGCTGCGGCCTAGGGCGCCTGGCGCGTGAGATACCGCGGCCGGTCCTAGGCGTTGACATATCCTCCACCATGCGCGCGATGAGCGAGACCTATGTCCGCCGCGCTGAATTCGCCGCGGTCAATCCGATCATGCTCAACGCCTTGGTCGATGCGGGCCTCCGCGCGACCGGAGCGCTTGCCGTCTGGGTCCTGCAACACGTGGCGGAGCCGACCTTTGACTGCCACCTGCTCGCATCCGCGCTTTCACCGGGCGCCACGCTCTACACGGTGAACCGCAATCATCGCGCGGTGCCGGTCCGCATGCCGGACGGTCAATTCCTCTGGGGTGAAGATGGGCGGGACATCCCCGCGGAGCTCCTGGCGGTGGGCTTTGAGTGCATCGGCTGCCAGGAAATGCCGGAGCGGTTGTGCGCGCCAGGCGCGTCACTGCGGCGCTACATCCGCCGCTGATCCGTGGGGAACGGTTGGGCCGGCATCGCGCGCCTCGGGGGCTGCGGCGATAATCTCGTTGCGTCCTCCGTGCTCGGCCACCTGGCGCAGCGCTACCAGGTGGAGGTCATCACACGTATGCCGCAGGGCGTCGTGTTTGAGGGCAACCCGCACGTCAGCAAACTGACCTATCTGCGCGAAGCGGACCTGCCGACTGACGCGCTGGCCTGGCAAACCTATTGGGCCAACCGGGCGCACGAATACGATGTCTTCGTAAACCTCTCGCACTCCTGCGAGACCATGACGGCATTGTTCGCCGGCCAATCACAATTCTACTGGCCGGAGGCCTTCCGCCGGGCACTGTGCGGGCGCTCCTACCTTGAGCTCGTGCATGACATTTGCGGCGTCCCGCACGAGTTCAATCCGCGATTCTATCCGAGTGACGCGGAGCGGGAGCACGCCGCCGCTACCAAGGTGAAGTTTGGCGAGCGCGTTGTCGGGTGGTGTCTCTCTGGCACGCGCCTGGACAAGCTCTATCCGGCGTCCTCCCTGGCCATCGCGCGGATCATCGCGGAGCTCCGCCTCCCGGTCGTGATGTTCGGCGGCTCCAACCGCGAGACCGACATCGCTGCGACGGTGCTCGCGCATGTGGAGCGTGCCAACGGCTCGCGTGACGGGCTGCACCTGTGCATGTCACCCGACCCGCAGGTGTGGCCGCTCCGGCGGTCCCTGGCGCAATTGCAGACCTGCGATGTCGTCATAGGACCCGACACCGGGCTCATGTGGGGCGTGGCCATGGAGCCGATGGGCAAGGTGCTCATGCTCTCGCACGCCAGCCCAGAGAACATCACGAAACACTGGCGGAACACCGTGACGCTGCACGCGGATCAAACGCGCGTGCCGTGCTGGCCATGCCATCGGCTGCACGAGAACGCTGCGACCTGCACGCCGAACGCCGCGAACAACGGAGCGGCCTGCATCTCTGACATCTCAGTGGCCGCGCTGATGGCCGCGGTGCGTTCACTTCTAACCGAGGGAGAGACCAATGCCGGCAATCTCTGACTACGCTGAAAAGGCCATGCTGGACTGGATTTTGTTGGGCGCCACGCCGACCAGGCCTGCGGTCATCGGTGTCGGTCTCAGCACCGCAACGCCGGCGGCCTCCGCAGGCTCCGAGATTGGCACCGGCTCCGGATACAGCCGGCAGACGTGCACCTTCGGTGCTGCGGCCTCGCCGGCGGGCAGCGCTTCCAACATCAACGCCATGACGTTCGGGCCCTTCAGCAGCGCGTGCACGATCCAGGGCTTGCAGGTGTGGGATACGCTCGGCGCGACCATCGGCAATGAACTTTGGTATGGGCAGTTGGCCACGCCGCGCACACTCGGCGTAGGCGACTCCATCGTGTTCAACGCGGCGTCACTGGTCATCACCGTCACCTGACCTATGCCCTACGCATTCGCTGACCGCGTCTGGTTCAACACCACGACGGTCGGCACGGGCACGCTATCCGTAGGGACGGCGCTCATCTCGTATCAGGTGCCGGCCACCGCCGGCATCGCGAGTGGCTCAGCCGTCAATTACGTGATCGTAGACGGCGTGGGTTGGGAAGTGGGCAAGGGGGTGCTCACGTCCGGCACGCCCTGGACCCTATCGCGTGACGCGGTGGAGGCATCATCGGCAAGCGGTGCGAAGCTGTCCTTGAGTGGCAACGCCTCATGCTTCCTGACCGTGACCGCCGCGATGCTCGCCGGACAGCCTATTTCGGTGATGGCGTTCGGCGCCAAGGGCGACGGCGTGACCGATGACACCGCGGCGATCAACGCCGCGATTGCGGCGGCGGGAGTGGTGTTTCTCCCGGGCGGCGGAAGGCAATTCCTAGTCAGTGGCACCCTCACGCTCCCGGCGTCCTCCGCGATCCTCGGCACTGAGGGCAAGGCGACCATAGTCACTACTGCGGCCAACTTTTCGCTGATCCGCGTCACCGGGTCCGATGTCACGATCAAAAATCTAAAGATACAGAACGGCGCCAAGACCGGCGGCGTCGACATCCTGCTGGATACCGGCTCCACGGCGATACAACGAATCATCATTGAAGACATCGAGTCCTATTCGCCGTGGGGGTTCCTGGCCGATACCGGCACCGGGACGACCTTCTATGTGGCACTGTTCATGCGACGGGTGCGCGCGCTCTCCAACCGCGGAGCGGACGGGTTCAAGTGGACGAGGGTGTATGCCTACCTAGTAGCGGAGGACTGCTACTGCGACGTGATCGGCCAGGCGTCACCGCTATCCGATTACAATTGCTTTGCGCTGGATAACGCCTTGATCGGCGGCTTGCCGGGTGCCCCTTCGCAGGGGAAAGCCAACTTTACCCGGTGCATCGCGGCGGGAAATTCGCGCGGTGCCGCGATCACGGGGAACACGGGCTTTCACTTCAACAATACCGATGAGATTTGGCTGACCGACTGCCGTGCGGACTCGGTGGACGGCTATGGCTTCGTCTTCGCCAACGTGAACTACATTCACATTCAGAACAGTGAGTGCTCGTTGGTCAACGGGCCGGGCTGGACCTTCGATACCGTGCTGTATTTGGAGGCATCCAATCTGCGCGTGTATGGCAGGTCCGGCGTAGTCTCCGGCGCTGCCGGCGCTACCGGCATTTCGCTGCTGACCAATTGCGGCATCATGTCATTCAGCAATCCGGTGATCTCTGCCGTCTACGGTGACGGCATCAATATCCCCGGGCAGGTCGGGCCGATAAACATCACCGGCGGTCGCGTCATAGCCTGCACCGGATGGGGGATCGAAACCTCCGGCAGCTACGGTTTCCTCGCGACCGGGATGCAACTCACGCTGAACGGCGCGGGCAATTACAACCTTCTCGGGCCGAACCATTACCTCCACGCCACGCAGATCAACAGCGGTGGCGTGGTCTACGTGGGGCCCGGCCCTATCAGCGGATAGAGGTGACGCCATGCCCTACGTCTTCGCTGACAGGGTATGGTGCTACACCGCGACTGCCGGGACCGGCACCATCACGCTCGGCGCGGCGGTCCTCGGCTATCGCACGCCAAGTGCAGCCGGCCTCGCGGTTGGCACCGATGTCGCATACACCTTGGTCGACGGGGTTTCGTGGGAGGTCGGCTCCGGCACGTTGGGCACGACGACGATCACCCGTGACTTCGTTGAAAGTTCCTCAATCGGTGGCGGCAAGATCACCTTGACCGGCAGTGCGTCGGTGTTTCTCACCGTAGCCGCCGGCACGATGAACGCTGTCGCAGGGATCGCCAGCATAGCCGCGCTGCGCGCCTCGTCGCTCATGGCGATGGTCGTGCAGGTGGAGGGCTACTACACGGCAGCAGACGGTGGCGAGGGGCGTTTCTTCCTCATCGAGTCCGATACCACGTCAGCGGACAACGGCGGAACGATCATCGTCGATGCCGCCGGGCGGCGGTGGTATCGCGGCGAGACTGACGGCGAGAGCTTGTCGGTGCTGTGGTTCGGCGCCAAGGGCGACGGCGTGACCGATGATACCGCGGCCATCAACAACACGATTGCGGCCGGGCGCGTGGCCTTCCTGCCGGGCCGCAACTACACATTCCTGGCCAGCGGCACGCTGAACGTCCCTGTCGGCGGCGCCGTCATCGGGCCGGAGGGCAAGGCAACGATTGTCACGGCGGCGGCGTCCTTCCCGTTGTTCAGCCTCAACGGCACCGACACGAGCCTCAAACGATTGATCCTGCAAAATGCGGCTAAGACGGGCGGTGTCGATATTTTGCTGAACGTCACCGCAGGGGCGATAGAGCGGATTTATCTAGAGGACATCGAGAGCTTTAGTCCGTGGGGCTGCCTGGACGACACCGGCACCGGCAATACTCCATACATTTCGCTATACGCTACTCGCGTTCGCTCGCGCGGAACCAGGGGCGCAACCGCTTTCAATATCGTGCGCGGCTTCGCCTTCCTTCAGTTCGTAGACTGTCTGGCCGACTTCCTGGGGCAGCCGGTGGGTCTGTCAGATCATCCTGGCTTCGTTATCGACAACGCGGTCATCGCGACCTCCGGGCCGGTTGGCGGCGCGCAATTCACGCGATGTTTCGCGAACGGCAATTCGCGCGGCGCGGCCATCACAGCGAACTGGGGGTTCTCCTTCAGAAACACTAGCTCCGTCTGGCTAACCGATTGCATGGCCGACTCCTGCGACGGCTATGGTTTTGTGTTCTCAAACATGAATCACGTCTGGATCGAGAACAGCATTGCCGGACTGGTCAACGGACCGGGCTGGACGTTCGATACATGCCTGTATGTGCAGGGGTCGAATGTTCGGGTGTTCGGTCGGTCCATCAACGGCATCCCCGGAGCGGCAACAGCGCACGGGCTCTCGCTGCTGACGAACGTCGGCTTTGCGTCATTCTCGAATTTGGTCGTTGATGGCGTGTTCGGCGATGGCATCAACATGCCGGTGCAGGCTGCACCGATCAACCTAACGGGCGGGCGAATCTCAAACTGCACAGGATGGGGGATAGATACGAGCGGCACTTATGCGCTGCTCGTGACGGGGATGCAGTTCGCGGGGAATGCTCTCGGCAACTACAATCTGAACGGTTCATTCCATTATCTGCGTGCGTGCCAGATCAACAGCGGTGCGGTGATAGACGCGGGTCCCGGCCCCGTCGCCGGATAGTCTCACATGGCCGGGTTAGTCCCGCTCGCCGGCTTCCCGATTGCCTCCGCCGGAGACACGATCAGACCTCTCGCCGGTCAAAGCACCCTCACCGCCAACGGTATCCACACCCCTCGCGGTCAAGCGACGCTCGCCTTTCAGGCGACACTGTATGCCGCGTGGGGCCCGCCGCCGCCTATCGGACCGCCGGTGCTGGGCTTTGCCCCGGTCGCTGCCGGGCCGCTCGCCGGTGTCGGCCTTCAGTTCTTCGATAAGAAGACCCTTCAAGGTTCGGGCACACTTACCGCCGTCGGCTATGTTCTGAAGCCGGGGCGCGCGACGCTCGTAGGCGCCAGCACCTTCCGAGGCTCCGGCACACATACGCCGCTCGGGAGTGCGACGCTTGCCGGCCTCGGCACCGTAACCGCCACCGCCAGGCTGCGCGCTCTCGCGTCACGCACACTGTCCGGTGCGGGCACCGTCATCGCAGCCGGCACGCACAACCCGCCAGGCGCCGCCGCGCTTGTCGGTGCAACGACGCTCACCGCGAATGCCGTTGCCAATGCACGCGGCGCGGCGATACTGGCAGGTGACGGGGAATTAGACGCGGACGGCGGCGGCAGACTACGCGCCTCCGCCGTCCTCCCCGGCGCCGGCGATCTGGAAATTGACGGCTCGCACTCACCGTCCGCCGCCGCTTCGCTGGCGGGATCGAGTGCTTCCACGATCAAGGCCGTGCAGCGATTCCGCGGAGTCGCCACGCTGGCAGGTGCCGGCACCATTGCCGGCTCGCCGCGTCACTGGCCGAATGGTGCCGCCGTCCTGGCAGGCACCGGCACAATCTTCCTCACGGGCGTCAGCACGCCACTCGGCTCCGCCGTCATGGCAGGGGCCGGGGCCCTTTCTGCGTCCGGCTCCCTTTCGCTTCCTGCATCAGTGCAGACGCTTGCCGGCGTCGGCACCGTCTACGGCGCAGCAGCGGTGCAGGCGGCGGCTCTGGCCACGCTCGCCGGCCTCGGCACCCTAACTGCCACCGCAGCGGTGCGGGTGGCGGCTCAGGCGACGCTTGCCGGGCTTGGCACCGTTAGCGGCAACGGCATTGCGAACCCGCTAGGCGGGGCTGTGCTGGCCGGCGCGGGCACGGTCACCGCCTCCCCCGCACACCTGCCGTCCGGGACGGCGATCCTAACCGGCGCGGGCACGCTCGGCGTCAACGGCATTGCCAACCCGCTCGGCGGGGCAGTCCTTGTCGGAGCCGGCACACTGGCGGCCGATACCATCACGCCGAAACAAGGTTCTGCAGTGCTCGCCGGCGCGGGCGCGCTGGCCGGGGATGGCATAGCGAACAAGCTCGCGGACGCCTCGCTGGCGGGTGTTGGCGTGGTGGTCGTGAACGCCACCGCGGCCAAGGCCGGCGCTGTCACGGCCGCAGGTGCGGGCACTCTCTCCGCAGCGGCCGTTGTGCTGGCGCGGGCCTCCGCAACGCTGGCCGGGCTCGGCACCGTTCAAGGCCAGGCGCAGGGCTTCTCGACGTGGTTCGGCACCGCGACGCTCGCCGGAGCGGGGACGGTAGCCGCCTTCGCGCGGGGATCGGCGGCCACGTATTTCGACGCCGGCGGCAACCTCGTTGAGGTAGGGCCCGGCGTGCCGCGCTTCGGCTATGACCGAAACAGCGGCGCCTATCTCGGGCTGCTCATTGAACCGCCGTCGACCAACTACGTCCGCAACCCGCGAGCGGAGGGCCTGGTCGCAGGCACGCCAGGGACCAACCCGACATTCTGGACGGGATGGACCTATCTCGGGCTGTCACGCGACCTGAGTTTGCGGGTCATAAACGGCGCGCCTTTCGTGGTCTCGCGCTTCTACGGCACGACCACCGCCGCCGGCGGCTTCACGCTCTGGGTCGAAACCAATACCGGCGCGACGATGCAGCCGGCTACCAACGGCGTCCCGGTCACGTTGACAGTCGACATGGCGTTGCTGGCAGGCGCGCTCCCTACTGCAACCAACACCATCAACGCGCAGATGATGACTGCGGCCTTCGGCGCGCTCGCCAGCTTCACGTCCGCCGACATGACCGCGGCATTGAACGCGACGCTGGTCACCGGGATACCGCACCGCTTCACATTCACGGTCACGCCTAACGACGCGACGTGCGCGTATATCCGGTGGCTCATTCAGCCGGCGCGCGGCACGGCCATCGGCAACGTAGATGACTTCACGCTTGCCATTGGCCTGCCGCAGACGGCGCCGGGCGCGGTCCCGACAACGACGATCCTCCCGGCGGTGGGCGCGCGGGTGGTCAGCACGCGGGCGCAAGAATACGCGCCGTATATCCTCGCCGCGGTCAATGCCGAAGCGGACGGCACCGGGACGCTGATCGGGACCGCACGGCAGAAGCAAGCCGTCACCGCCAGGCTCGACGGCGTGGGCGTCCTGGCGGCGGATTCGCAGCGCCTTGTCTTCGCCTCCGCCACGCTCGCCGGTGCAGGTGCGGTCACTGCGACACCGCAGCGGTGGACTGCCGGAGCGGCAACGCTTGGCGGCCTCGGCACCGTCATCGGGACAGGCGTCACGCGGGCCCTTGCCGCCGCCGAACTCGATGGCGCCGGCGCGCTCGCGGTTGACGGTGGCGGCCGCTATCCGTGCTCCGCCATCCTGCCAGGCGCAGGCACGCTCGCGGCTGACGCCGCGCACACGCCGTCCGCACTGGCAACGCTGGCCGGACTTGCCACGCTCACCGCTGCCTCGCGCCGCATCGACGGCGGCTCTGCGGTGGAGTTGGATGGCGACGGCGAGCCCGCGATCTTCCAACGCGCGTCACTCGCGACCTACTACGACGCCGCCGGCGTCATGCAGACCGCGGCCAATGACACGCCGCGCTACGGCTACGACCGGACAACGCTTGCGTCGTTGGGCCTCATCATTGAGGCGGCCGCGGTCAACGGGACAACGAACCCGCGCAATGAAGGCGCAGTGGCCGGCACACCGGGCACCTGGCCGACGAATTGGCAGGCGCCAGGCCTCCCGGGCGGGCTCACGCGGCAGGTCGTCGCAGTGGGCGTGCAGGAGAACGGTCAGCCATATTTCGACGTTCGCTACTCCGGCACGCTGACCGCAGTCGGCACGATCAATTGGTTCTTTGACAACACGACAACCGCCTATCCCGCGACGGACGGACAGACCTGGACTGTCTCGGTTGACCTCCAACTGATCGCGGGCACGCTGCCCACTGCGCAAACCTGGCTGGCGATCCAAGGCATCAACTCTTCCAACGCGCAGAGCTACACGTCAACGAGCACGGACCTAAATCCGTCCATCCGCTCGGACCGCCTGACGCGTATCAGCCGGACCGCCACGCTCGCCGGTGGCGGCGCCACGGTGAAGACGCGCGGCTACCTGCAACTCATGCGGTCCGCCACCATTGGCACCGTCATTGACTTCACGCTGCGGACTTCAGCCCCGCAGCTCGAGCTTGGTTCCGTCGCGACCAGCATCATCCTGCCGGCAGTCAATGCGCGCGTCGCGAGCTCGCGGGCGGACGACCTTATCGTGCTCGGGCAGTTCGGCAGTCCGGTGCTGCTCGCCGCCTCGGCCGCAACGCTGGCAGGCAACGGCACCATAGCCGCGACGCTGCGGATCAGGACTCCCGCCGCCGGGACTTTGGCAGGCGCCGGCACGCTGACCGCCTCCGCTGTGGTGCGGGTCGGCGGAGCGGCGGCCGAATTGGATGGCGCCGGCACGCTTACCGCCTCCGCCGTGGTCGTGTCGGGCGTTACCGCAGGCGCCACCGAGTTGGATGGCGTCAGCACGCTGGCCACGTTCTCCCGCGCGTCCGTTGCGACCTACTACGACGCCACCGGCATGTTGCAGACCGCGGGCATCAACGAACCGCGGTTCGGCTACGACCCGGTGACGTTGGCGCCTCCGCCAAGCCTGCTCATCGAGCGCGCGTCGACCAACGTCCTGCTCAACCCGCGCGAGGACAATGCGGTTGTCGGCACGCCGGGCAGTGTTCCGACCAATTGGGCGATCAGTGTGTCCCCGGCGGGCCTTGGCCTGTTCTTTGAGATAACTGACACCGGCTTTGAGGACGGCCTCGCGTATTTCGACGCTCACTTCTATGGCGGTCTACCTCCCGCCAACACCGGCACGATTCAGATTTCGCCGGTCATCGCGAGCCAAGCGTCGCCTGGCGCCGCGGGACAAACCTGGACGAGCTCCGGCTCCATTGCGTTGAGTGACGGCAACCTGGACGGCATCGGCGTCTTCCGCCTGACCATTCAAGGGCTGACCTCTACCAACGCGAACGCTGAGAACATCATCCTTACCATCCCGCCGCCGGAGACCGGACCGGCGCGGGCGCAGCGCGTGTCCGTCACTGCCACACTCGCCAGCGCGACCACGGCAAAGATCAGCACGACATGGCAAGCCACCGTGCTGCGCGGTGGAGCGATTGACCTCACCCTGCGGATGGTCGGCTTCCAACTTGAGCAGGGCGCCGATCCAACCTCTTTGATCCTGCCGCCGGTGGGGACGCGCGTCGCCAGTAGCCGGGCCGCTGACTACGGGCAGTGCGTCTTGATGGCCGCCAGCGCGGAGATGGACGGCTCCGGCGCCATCATCGCGACGCCGTTCAATCGGACTTTTGCGACCGCCACGCTGGCCGGCACCGGCACGCTCACCGCGGCCTGCGTCGTGCGTCAACGCGCCACATGCCAGGTGTCAGGCGCGGGGACCTTGGCAGTGAACGGCGCGCCGCAGCGCACCGCCTCCGCAGCCCTGGTCGGCACGAGCAACGCCGTCATGGCGG